GAGAAGTTGCAGAAACAGTTTGGCAGAAACCTACAGATGACACCTATTACTTTAAACAGGCTCATGCCATTTCCTATGCACAGTTAGTTGTTGTTAATTTGAATTTACTTTGCGAACAAGAGTTATCGAACGACGCTTAGAACGTTTTGCAGATATTTCTTTTAGACTGACATGAGGTCCATGCAGTATATCAACGTCCTTACTATTAAATGTTTTTAATACAGCCTTAAATGGTAACCACTCTTCTTTAAGAAAAACATTGATTGGAATTATTCTATTTGATTCCCACCACCATGTTTCTGCTCTACTTAAAAATTCAGACTTTTCTTCTCTAGTTTTTAATAAAGCAAAGTCATAAATTGTAGTAATGATCTCGTCTGAGTTTTGTATGATGCCAATGTATTCATTGCCGCCATAGGTGAGATAACTTAAAAAAGGATATTGATCTAGTAGTTTCTTGACTGCTTCTTCCATAGGTTTACGATAAATATTACAAAAGGATCACCAATGACAATAGTCACCAGTTTCAATAGTTATTTATATAGTAATAAAATTGAAGTTCAACTTTTGGACGATGATCCTACGATTAAAACAAGGAATAGAAAAGTGTACACACGACCAATAAAAGTTTATAAAGGTGTTGATAATGTTATCACACTTAATTTTAAGAACAATGATCAGAAGCCAGCAGATATTGCAGGGTTAAGTTTTACATTTTCTATCAAAAGTGATGATGCAACCACAGCCAATGTTTGGTACAGTACTGCTACAATATCAAACGTGTCAGCCGCAATTGGTTCAGTGACTTTGGATACTGCTAATGTTGCTAATCTAACTCAAGAGTATTATAATTATACTATAACTTACAATAGTGGCAACTTGAAACTGCCTACTTATGTAGATGATAATTTTGGTGCTTCTGGACAACTACACGTGGTTTCAAGCGTATAATTCTTTGACTTTTTCTAGTAATGAGCATATAATAATAGTATGCTGAATACTGTTCAAGACTTTGTAAAAACAATACTTCCAAGTAAAAAGAAAACCAGTCCTAGTGGGTGGACCAGTTTTAATGCTGTCTGTTGTGAACATAATGGTGAAACACCTGACAGACGTGGTCGTGGTGGTATAGCAAACAACGCTGATGGATCTGTGAGTTATCATTGTTTTAACTGTAACTTCAAAGCCAGTTATCAACCTGGTAGACATTTAACCTATAAGTTTAGAAAATTGTTATCATGGTTTGGTGCTGGACAAAACGAAATACAAAGACTGGTCATTGAAGCCATTCGTATTAAAGATTTAATAACTCCTGAAGAGATTGTTAAAGAAGAAGAACCTGTAAACTTTAAATCTTATGAACTGCCTAAGAATGCTGTAGCATTTAAAGATCTAACACAGGCACATCCTGCACTAGAATATGTCTATGATCGTAAGATAGACATACAGGAATATGACTTTTATGTCACTGATGACACTGCCAATAACATGCACAAGAGAGTTATAGTTCCTTGTTATTGGCGTAGAGATTTAATAGGATTTATTGGTCGTGCAGTGGACCCAAAGGTAAAACCCAAGTATTGGAATCGTTTTGACACAGGTTATGTGTTTAATGTTAACAGACAGCAACCAGAATGGAAGTTTGTTGTAGTATGCGAAGGGCCTTTTGATGCTATGGCAGTAGATGGTGTTGCTGTTATGCACAATGAAATATCAGAACAACAAGCAGACATAATTGACAGTCTAGGTAGAGAAGTTATTGTTGTAGCAGACCAAGATTCAGCAGGTAGTAAACTGTTAAAGGATGCACAAGAATATGGATGGTCAGCAAGTTTTCCTGTGTGGCAAGAAACATGCAAGGACATTAACGAAGCAGTACAACAGTATGGTAAACTATTTGTAATAAAATCAATACTAGATGCAAAAGAAACGAGCAAACTCAAGATTGAGATTATGCGTAAAAAAATGTATAATTAATATATATGGCCAATAAAGAATACACATCAGACTTACAAAAACTATTTTTAGAAATGATGCTAAATGATGCACAGAGTTTTGTGCGTGTGCAGAATATCTATAATCCAGAAAACTTTGATAGAAACTACAGAGATACAGCAAAGTTTATTGCAGAACATGCAGACAAACACAAAACACTGCCTACTATAGATCAAGTCAAAGCAGTTACAGGAGTAGAACTTAAACCAGCAAAGGATCTAACAGAAGATCATTATTCATGGTTTATGGAAGAGTTTGAAGGATTTACTCGTCAGAAAGAATTGGAACGTGCTATTCTTAAGGCGGCTGACTTGTTAGAAAAAAATGAATATGATCCAGTAGAAAAATTAATCAAAGATGCTGTGCAGATTAGTTTGACCAAAGACATGGGAACAGATTACTTTGAAGACCCAAGAGCAAGACTGTTAGCAATTAAAGATAACAATGGACAGGTAACAACAGGTTGGCCCACATTGGATAAGAGATTGTTTGGTGGTATGAACAGAGGTGAACTAAACATCTTTGCAGGTGGATCAGGTTCAGGTAAAAGTTTATTCATGCAGAACATAGCAATTAATTGGATACAACAAGGACTTAATGGTGTGTTCCTAACACTAGAACTTAGTGAAGGTTTGTGTGCTATGCGTATGGATAGTATGGTAGCAAACGTAAGTACAAAAGAAGTGTTCAAAGACATGGACACTGTTGAAATGAAAGTTAAGATGGTTGGTAAGAAGTCAGGTAAGTTGCGTATCAAATACATGCCAGCACAGTCAAATGTAAATCAGATTAGAAGTTATCTCAAAGAACTACAGGTACAAACAGGCATGAAAGTTGACTTTATCATGGTTGACTATTTAGATTTGGTCATGCCGGTATCAGCAAAAGTATCGCCAAATGATTTGTTTGTTAAAGACAAATATGTATCTGAAGAACTGCGTAACCTAGCAAGAGAGTTTAACATATTAATGATAACTGCTTCACAGTTAAATCGTGGTGCTGTTGAAGAAGTAGAGTTTGATCACAGTCATATCGCAGGTGGCTTGAGTAAGATCAACACTGCTGATAACGTGTTTGGTATCTTTACTAGCCGTGCTATGCGTGAGCGTGGTCGTTATCAAATACAGTTAATGAAAACTAGATCATCAAGTGGTGTAGGTATGAAAGTTGACCTAGACTTTAATCTAGACAGTCTACGTATTACAGATCCTGGAGAAGAAGCACAAGAAAGTGGACTCAAAGGTACAGGTGCTTCAAGTATACTAGGACAGATCAAAAGTACATCAACAGATTCACCTACACAGGATGCTCCTAAAGTAGATGCCAAATTTGACTCAAGCAAACTGAAAACTATGTTGGCTGGGTTGAAGAAAAATGACTAATACCTGTTTAGATGTTTATAAAAATCTAAGCATATCAATGAAAGATGGGGATGTTTATGTATCTCCTTGTTGTTTGCACTATCCCGGAGACAAAGTGCAAACAATTGATTTTGTTAATAACAAACATTTAAACGATATTAGAGAACAGGTCAAAAAAAACCAATGGCCTACCACTTGCACTAAATTCTGTTTTACTCAAGAAAAAATAAACAATACCAGTCGTCGACTGGGCAGTAACCAATGGTATAAAGATCATAAAATAAATGATACTAACGTTGACCTTATAAGAATAGACTATTGGGTTGGAGATGGGTGCAATTTAGCCTGTGCAATCTGCGGACCAAATTTTAGCACATCTTGGAAAAAAGAATTAAATTTGCCTATTGTTGAACAAAAAAGTTCTATTAATAAACAATGGAAAAATTTAGATTTATCTAACCTTAAATTTATACATTTCAATGGTGGTGAGCCTTTACTAAGCAAAGAACATGTTAACTTTTTAACAGAGATTCCTAACCCAAATCAGGTTCATATCTTTTATAATACCAACGGCACTGTTAGGCCAACTAAAAATCTAATAGATCTATGGGGTACCTTTAAATTAGTGCAATTAGACTTCAGTATTGATGATATAGGTAAACGATTTGAATATCAAAGATATCCTGCAAACTGGGAAGAGGTTAAAGAAAATTTACAATGGTTTATTGACACTATGCCAGTAAATTGTATGTTTGGAGTAAACACGGCTGTTGGATTATTAAACCAAGACACTATTGCTGAATTAGAACATTGGCTCACTGAAAATTTTAAAACAAACAGAGTTACTGATCCAATTGAACATAAACAACAATTAGTAGACGGATTACTTAACAGTAACAATACTGATTGGGAAAAAATTGTAGAATACTTAGATAATCTGGATCAAAGACGAGGAACTAGTTGGCGTCATACTTTTCCTGAATTAACTCAAAAAATTCAGGCATATAATCTTTAATATGTATTTTCTTTAATTGATCTTGTCTTTTAATTTCTTCTATGGCTTCATCAAACTTGATATTATTTAAACTATCATGAGTCTTAGGTATAAGAGGATTATTTAAATCAGACTTAATCTTCAGTGGTAAGCAATAAGGACTAAAGTATGAAGGGTGAGAAACAATAATATGATTGTGATTTAAATTTTGTTTATGAAACCACGATATAGTTTCGTTATAGTACAACGCATTGACATTACTAATCACATAACTAACACTAACATTAAAATTTAAACTTCTAAAGAATTTTAGATTTTCTAATAACACGTTCCAACTCAATGGGTACCTCATATATTCAAACCTAGACTCTATTCCGTCAATGCTTAAACAAATGTTTACTTTTTTAAATTTTGATAATATATCTTTTTGCTTTGGATTTAACTCTATACTGCTGTTAGTAACAAAACTTATAAAACAATTGGTATTATTATGTTCTATTAGTTGCTCTAATACCCAAAAGTTTTTCTTCTCTATCAGAGGCTCGCCACCAACAAAAGATAACATTACTAGATTTTTGTAATCTATGCTATCTAACTGGTTGTCAGGTAAAATCTGAAATGTTTTTTCTTTGTTTAGTGTCGCCCAAGCACTGCTGGCACTACTGTTACAGGTAACACAGGTACTATTACAGAGATTTGATGTGTATAATTTAATTATCTGTGTACTGAATTTTCCGTTACGGCAATCTTCTTCAATTTGATTAATATCCTTATTAGTATAATAGTCAAACGATTCGTTTTTAATTTGTCTATCACTTTTTTTACCTTGATCTTCTAAGGACCAACATTTTTTACAGGCACTAGGCCGCTGTCCGTTAAGCATTTCTTGCTGAATATTTTGAACATTAGAATCGTTTGGCAGTAAACAACAAGGAGTGTTGATATTATGATTAAGTTCTTTGCTATAAAAAGGTAATACACAAAAATAGTTATTCATTGTGTATCTATTTATAGTGTGCTATACTATAAGAAAAATAAAACAGTTAAGACTAGCATAAATATACTAAATTGGAGTAAAAAGTGCAAAAACGTACTCGTAGTATCTTAACAGAACTTGATGAATTACTAATTCATAAAGACAAAGAAAACATATTGGAGAGCCGTGCCAATAATGTGATCAATTCTGCTATCAATATTATCAAGAGCATACACGAAACCTATGACGCTGAACTAGCAGGTGAACTAGAGCGTCGTTTCTTAAATGCTATTAGAGGACGTGATCCTAAAAAATTCTCAAGAGGCATTAAAAAAGCAAAAGATGAAAGTTAGTGATATCATAAAAGAAGGTGTGTTAAGTAGTCTGGTAAAAGGCATGGCCAAAGGTGCTGGTCTTGATGATGTAACATTGGCTAAAAGGCCTGGTCAATTACCTAGTGCAGTTACAACACAAGCAACACAGACAACAACAACTACTGCTAAGCCACGTGGTAAAAAAGACTTTAATGTAGTTGTTAACGATCTTAATGCACTAACAGTAAACTATCAAGGCCAAACATATACTAAGGTTTATGTTCAAGGTAAGCCAAAGTGGGTGATAACAAAAACTGACAAAGATGTTGCTCCACACTGGGCAAAAGTATTAGACACTGAATTAAAAAAATATCAAGATGAAGCAGGGTTTAAATCTAAATTACTTCAGCCAACACAACCACAAAAAAGAAAAGCACAACCAAAATCTGTTGATATGCCAATTAAAAATGGACCTAATAGAGGACTAGTTCATACTTTTTATTATGATGATAAAACTAAAACTTGGTCCCATCCCGAGTTTGGTAAAATTAGTGACGAAAACGATATAAAAGCGATGAATAGAGAATTAAAACTAGCAAGACAAAATTGGCAGATGTCTAGTAACTTTATACCAGATCAAACATAATGAAACTCTATGAGATCAAACGCAAACCTCATCCGTGGCTGTTAACAGAAGCCAAAAACACCCACTTAGAACATCTAGAAGATCTAATTTTTAATCAAGGTTATCAAGGTGCTACATCAGCAATAGACTATGT